AAAATGCTCTGATAATATTTGTTTTCCCTGAGGCATTTGCTCCAAAAATGGCTAGTGTGCTCAATGCGCCATACCCATTTGATGTAGCAATATTTTTAGTGTGCATCGACTCATTTTTTGATGGCTCAAGTTCCACAATCGCATCTTCTTTTATGGAGTAGGAGTTATTCACGACAAATTTCAATAGCATATTAGCGCCCCCTTTCAGCTTTGATTTTCACACTTTTAAGTTAAAAATTCAACAGAAATATTCATTTTTTTGATTTATAGACGAAAAAACGCCCTACCTGCATACACAGGTAGGGCTAATTCAATGTATTTCTAATTTGTGTTCCACATGGTCAATTCTGGTTTCAAGAACAGAAAGCTTTTCTTCAGCTGCATACATTCTTTGATTCAACTCATTGTACTCATTAACCTTGTTCTCGATTCTTTTTAAATCTTTCTTAATCTCATCCATCTGAGACTGATATTTGGTTTCGCGGACCTTATCGCTAGACCTGTTAGACAAGACAACTGAGACAATTGTTGCTATCGCGGAAATAAGAGGAACGACAATTGCAATAATCGCTCCCTCATGCATTCGGCTTGTCCTCCTTGTCCTTCTCTTTTAAGTCTTTGCGATATTTCTCAGCCTTTCTCGCGTTTTTGGTAAACGCGTTGTTCTGCCACCATGTCCAAATAGGAACAATGGCAGTAAGAATCGCAGTGACTACCTCATAAATATCATTCTCAGCAAAAGAAATTTTGTCCTTGCCCATAACTGCAAGAACAGCATTAACCAAGGTCAGAATTAAGACGATGGTTCTTGTTATAGTCATTGCATCAAGTTTCGGTGTATTTTCGTTCATTATTATTCACCTCCTTATGCAGTTCTAGTCCAAACATCGCAAGCAAAATATGGCGGTTCAAAATGCATCGCTTTATTGTTGGATGTTCCAGCACTTGAGGTGGTGTAGGTAAGTGATCCATTAACTTTGACGGAAGACGTACCGCCCGCCCTGAAATAGTCTTCACCGCTCGGTGCCTTGACTGCTACCGTATGAGTATGGGCAGGCAAGTTGTTAACGGTAAGTTTGTGCCAACTATCGGCATTAATGAAACTGTCAACATAAGCGTTGTTGCCAGAGCTCAGCATTCTAATGTACCATCCTCCTGCCACGTCTGTGTTTCCGTCTGAATCTACGGGATAATATCTCCCCCATGTTCCACCAATAACTTTGTTTGGATCGTAGCTTTTGTCTGCCGAAAACAAGATTATTCCAACAGGATATGCTTCAAGATTCTTCTGCTTTGTGTAGTCTTTAATCGCATCAATAACACTTTGGCAAGAATCTGAGTCAAGGTACTTCACGCTGTCCGCCTCCATCCTATTACGCCATAGTACGACGGGATGATTGAGAAATGTGTTCCTCCACCTGCGGAAGATGTCGTAACTGTAGTTGTTCCGCTTTTTGTTGCGCCTGTGTATCCAAATGCAGAGTATCCAAGGGACTGAGACTGCCACCCATCAATTGAAACCGTGTGAGTATGCGCTGGCATTTCATCAAGCGTCAGAGTATGCCACTCAGAACCACCAGTAGAACCTACAGGATATGAATCTCCTCCCTGCATCAGAAAGCGATTCTCAATGCGCTCCCATGTTCCTCCAAATGTAGCTGCAGGATCAAAATCTTTATTAATAGTAAAGTACATAGAGCCAACTGGATGAGGATCAAGATTTGCATCAACGTATGCCTTTAATTGATCTATTAGCTCTTTCGTGCCAGTTTCATCAACATACTTCAGATTGACTCACCCCTTTATCTTATTAACCAAAAGATTAGTTATTCTCCCGTCTGGTACTAGGCCGTGTTCATCCTGAAAACTCCGAACAGCTGCTTTGGTCTTTTTCCCATAATCACCATCAATTCTGTAGAAGTAATATCCTTGTTTCTGCAATTCAAACTGCAGCCATCTTACAGAGTAAATGGGATAAGGATTATTAAGTGAAGTCATAAATGCACCCTTTGTATTGCTTGTACCAGCTTTTAGGGTTTCCGTATTTAACTCTGAGTGCAAGCTGGTTGCTAAAAGAGCCAGAATAGTTTGACTCAATGCCAATGAAAGATCCGTTGCCGAACTTGTGTAGAAGATAAACTACATGTCCGGCTTTTGTGCCTGCACCGTAAACCGCAATAGCATCATCTTTGGGTTCATAGCCAACAAGAAATCCGCTCCCATTTTTCTTTCCAGCATCATAAAGCGTCCCAGCGTTTCCATAGAGACGTTTAAATCCGCTTTTTGTCCCTCTGGCCATGTTGAATATTCCCCAGCAAAACCCAGTGCAGTTGGAAATTACGGCGCCTTTCCACCATGGATGCTTCAGATCTCCGTTTGTAATGCAGTCCGAGTAGCCACCGTATTGTTTATTGGTGAAGTATTTTTTTAACTCTGTCATGATTCAGTTACTTCCTCCCATCCTGCCGGATAAGCATCCGGAGTCCATACGCAGTTAGCAAGGACGCACTTGTACTTCTTTCCATTGTAGGTTATCTTATCGCCTACCTGATAAGCATCCGTGGAGCCTGTGGGCTGCTTGTACTCCGGATACTCATCAGTTGTTGTGCTTGTTCCGCTAGAAGAGCTGTCCTTATTCTCGAGAGCCGCAACTCGGTCCTCCAGAGATTTGACACGCACTCCAAGAGCTGTAATCTGATCCTGCAGCGGCTTGTAAGAATCCTCTGGGTTCGCTTTTTCGCGCGCAGCTGCGATGAGCTCATCTCTCTGATCATCAGTCAGTGAGCCATACGCCCAAGAGCTCATGATCTTGTCTTTCATGTCAACAAGTTCAAAATCTTCTGCGTAAATAGAGTTCTTCAGAATGTCATAAATACTAGTTGCCATTAATTTTCACTCTCCAATCATCCGTTTACCATAGAATCAATTTCTGCATTTGTAATTGCAACAAGGTCTGTCTTCAGCAAGAAGTTACTAGTATCAAGATCAGTGTTACCCAGCTTTTCAAATGCGTTGTTCACATAAATGTACTCATCATAACTGTCATTTGTCCCACGAGAATGAGAGATAAGATAAATCGTTCCTGCTTCACCAGTAGTCGGCAAAGAATCAACAATAGAGAATGTGATTCCAGTGATTCCTTTCAGCTTCTCGGTTATCTCTGCATCAACTTCAGATTTGGTCTGATAGCCTTTTCCAGTGATAGCTGTCTCTACTTGAGAAGCAGTTTGATAGCCTTTTGCAGTAATGGCAGTATCAACGTCAGAAGAAGTCTGATAGCCTTTTGCCTCAATCGCTGAGTTAACCTGCGTAGATGTCTGATATCCTTTTGCGGAAATCGCAGACTCAACCTGAGCGGATGTCTGGTAGCCAGCTCCATTTGCCAGAGACGCATTGTCAGTTGGCACGGCAATGTCTACGGCTTTTGCATCGTCCGGAGTAAGAGCAGTCCCATTGACTTTGATAGTGTCGATCTTGTTTGCCTCTCCACCGCTTGCAGAGAGCTCATTTACTTTTGCTACTGCATTGTCGTAGGTTGTCTTCAGGTCATTTGTAAGATCGTTTGTTGACAGCCCTTTGCCATCGACTTTATCCACTTTATTAGCGAGGGCAAGTGCAACAGCAGAAGATGCAACAGCATTTCCATCTGTTGAGCTGATGGTGGTCGTAACCGTTGTCTTATTTGCTCCCGCTTCAACTGCAGCAAGTTTCTCTTTTTCAGCCAAAGTATAGTTGCTGTCAGTGTGGACATAACTTGCATCTGACACAAAATTTCCGTCATTTGCAAGCTCTGACATTTTCGTGGGAATTTTTGCTGCTACCCACTCATGCTCAACTACTGTAAAGTGGTTGAGGTTGTCGTAGGTAACATACTTATACGCGTTGTTTGCCATTCATTACTACCTCCTGAAAAGGTTATCAATATCTGAGTTATCCAAACCCTGAAGGGACTCTTCGTGCAGCCCAAAGTCAAGCATGGAGATATCCCCTACAAGCTCTTTTCTGGTACTGCCATAGACAAGAGCGGGCTTGTTTTTCAGCTCTAAATAGTCAGTAGTA